CGTTAAACAATTGGAGAGACGAATTGCTCAATTGGAAGGTTTGGTTTACATCTCACAATCTGGTGTAGTCTCTGATTCTGATCCTGTTCCTGGTACTAACGAAAGAGAGTTAGCTCCAATGAACACGGAGCAGATTACATCTTTCGCAGACCAGGATGCTGGTTGGATGACAGAGAAAGTTGGTATGTATGAACCTACTATGGATATGGCTAATAATAATGATAGTGAGCTTGGGAATTTTCTTAAGCGACCTATTCGTGAATCAGCTCAAACATGGCTTGTCGGACAACCTTTTTTCTATAAGTTTAATCCTTGGACCGCATTTTGTGAGAATCCTTATGTTCGTGATAAAATTAAAAATTATAATCTGCTAAGGATGAAGCTGCATGTCAAAATGGTGATTTCAGGAACGAAATTTCATTATGGACGTGCATTGGTATCTTATAATCCTTATACGGAAGGAGACGAGGTCACTATTGACCGAAATTTCATTTCGCAGGATTTGATTCAAGCTTCACAAAAGCCTCATTTCTTTTTGAATCCGACAAAGAATACAGGTGGTGAACTTTGTTTACCATTTTTCTGGCCTCAAAATTATTTGAGTATCCCAAATGCAGATTGGAGAGATATGGGTGATATTGTCATCTCTTCGTTTGCTAATTTATTGCATGCAAATGGAGGTGATGATCCCATTACTATTACTACTTACATTTGGGCAGAAGATATTGTTCTCACTATTCCTACTGCTTCTGATCCTCCACTTCTTTCACAAAGTGGGCGCCGTGGTGGACGCATGTCCGCTACTGATCAAAGTAACAGTATTAATTCTCGCGATGAATATGGTCAAGGAATTATTTCTAAGCCTGCTTCAGCTGTTGCTAAAGCTGCTGGTGCGCTATCTTCACTTCCGATTATTGGACCTTATATGAGGGCCACGGAAATTGGAGCTAATGCTACTAGTAGAATTGCACAGTTGTTTGGTTATTCTAGACCTAATATTATCACTGACATTCAGCAGTTTAAGCCTTTGCCTACTGGTAATTTGGCTAATACAGATGCTGCTGATGGAGCTTTGAAACTTACATTGGATAGTAAGACTGAACTTACTGTAGATTCACGTACTGTTGGTTTGGATGGAACGGATGAGATGGGTATCTCTGATTATGTTAAAAGAGAATCCTACCTTACTCAATTCACTTGGGCACCAGATGCTTCACCTGATACATTATTGTGGAACACTCGTGTCCTTCCAATGCAATTGGATAATGTTCAAGGTGAGATTCACATGACGCCTTTAGCACATATGGCCTCTATTTTTGAGAGATGGCAAGGTTCATTGAAATTTCGTTTTCAAATTGTTAAGAGTGACTTTCATAAGGGCCGTATCTTGGTGAGATGGGACCCGAATTCTTTTACCTCATCAGTTGATTACAATACCAACTATTCGAGAGTTATTGATATTGCGGAAACAGATGACTTTGAAATTGTCGTTGGCTGGGGTCAAAAAGTTCCTTGGAGGGAGTGTGGACTTCCTTATAATACAGGATCAAATTTCTCAAGTGCTCAGCGCATTGCCGCTAATAGTGTTGAAGGAAATGGCATATTGGAATTGGTTGTACTTAACGACTTGGTTTGTCCAAGTGTTGATGCGCCCATTTCAATTAATGTTTTTGTTTCAGCTTGTGATGATTTTAAGTTGGCTGCCCCAGGTAATCAGGATCTTTCTGATTATCATTTGTGGCCTCAACCTCCTGTTGCTCAATCCTCTTTGTTTGAGGAATTGAAGGAAGCTGATGAACTTTTATATGGTGAAGACATTTTAGAATCACAAAGTAGTTCTCCTAATGTAGAGACTGGTAATACTACTATGTCTGATAAACCAACTTCATCTGGTGAGTTGATGACAATTGGATCTACTCAACCTGCGGAGGATTCCACGTACCTTGTGTACTATGGTGATCCTCCTTGTTCGATTCGAGAACTTTGCAAACGTTATGCGTTCACAAGGTTTTGGAATCCTACACAGGCTAATGTAGATACGGTTCGCATTAACGGACTCAGAAACAAAAATATGTCTTACCATACTGGTTATGATCCACAAGGTATTGACACAGCTGCAAATGGTACTACTCCGCTTACGGTTGGAGCTACTTCATATTCTGCTTGGTTTACGCCAGCGTATGCTGGCGTTCGGGGAGCAATGAGAAAGAAATTCTTTTTCGCTGCTTCCACTACCAATCAGACACCCTTAGTTGTTCGTGATAAATTCCAGGGAACTGGAAATGGTACTTTCTTTAATTCGGAGTACCCTCTCACGGCACCTAGGGCGTCAATTCAGAAGTATTTATCTGCTAGGTGGGGTTTGGCCACCGGACGTGG